CTTGGCGAAGTTTGTCAGCCTCTTGTTGAACGGCGTTTACTTTTGCAGCCTGCTCTGCCTCTTCTTTTTCAATCTGCTTTTGGGTTTTTTCGTATATAGAGGCTTCCTCTAGGCCAAGCTTTTCGGTTGCAGCAGATTCGGCCATCAACCCCCTGGCCAGTGACGGTGCCTGCGGCGCTTGTGGCGCGACTGGAGCAGGTGCAATTTCTTGCTGTAACTCAACTGGACGAGATATAGCAGCTTGAGTCACTGCATTTTGGGTTGGTATTGCTACTTGACCACCCTCTGCTCTTAGCCTTGCCAACTCTGCTTCTTGCTGAGCAAGTTTTTCGTCTGCAAGGCTTTGCCCTGGTAGTGCGTAAGGGATCATAGCTTGACCACCCATAGCTCTGAGTTCTGCTTTTTGTCTTTCTGCCTTTGGGTTTATTGGATTTTTTTCTATTTGCATAAATCCTACTTTTTCCCACCACTAAGCGCAGCTTGGCCCATTCCACTTAAAGCTCCAATCAAGTTGCGCTGACCGGCCTGCTGAGATTCAATGTTCTGCGCTCTTTGCTGAGAGTATTGACCAAGGATTAACTCCTGCGCTCTTCTCCTTTCTTCTTCGTTTAAAATAGCAGCCTGCTGAGCTGCATTTGCTTGCGCCTCTTGTGTCGCCATTTGTGCGCTTCTAAAAGCTAGAGCAGGGTTGACTCCTCTTGCCGAAGCAGCTGCGCTCATTCCCATTCTGGCAGCGTCTTGGAGCGCCTGGTTGTATTGCATCTGAGAAAGCATAGGGCCTTGTCCCATTGCTGTCTGAGCAACTTGCGACTGCACCTGACCAGCTGCACCTCTTAATGCGGAATCCACTTGAGCAGCTCTTTGCTGTGTAAGCCCAAGAGCATCAGTGACTGACCTAGTTGCGTTATTAAACCCCTTTCCCATATTTAAATCTCCTTAACCGTAGTAATACAGTTAGCGTTGGCAGAGTGAAGTCTTAGCCCCCAACTAAAGTGTGACATAAGAGCAACAAAATCACCACCTGATCCAACAACAACCTGCCCCCATATTTTCGTGCATCCTTTTTGCTGAGCGACTTCTTGAACCTTGTCCGCTAACTCTGTTGCGATATTTTTTCGTCTGTATTCAGGCTTTACATATAGATCAATAATAAAACAGTCCTGCCCGACTATTGAGTACAAAATAAAACCATACTCATTTTGTATGACTTCCTGCCCCAATCTTTCTTTTACATAATCAAAGTACATTAATACTGCCTTGCTGTGTTAATTTTTGCTGTTCCTTGCTTGATCCCAATCTCCAACATCATGCCAACAAGGTCAAGTGAGCGCCCTGTTCCAGTGTCAAAGATTTCTATTTTTATAGACTCACATTTTTGCTTAGCTAAGTGAATTTTAAATTGATAGATTCCTTGGCTTGGGTCTGGTGTTATTGTGTAAGTTTCAACATAGGAGTCATCGTAGTCATACTTAACCTTAACAGTGAGTGTATGAGCTGAATAATACCGGCCAAGAATCATGACCCTGTAGGCTCTACCGAATGCCTGAACATTTGTAAGCTTCAGCCAACCGCTCACATATCTCATGCTGATACTTGGTGGAGTTGGCTCCCCAAAGTTATCAACATATGCGCTTGATAATTGTGAGGCGACGCTATTCTTCAACAGAACAGTCTTTGACCTCCATTGAGCAGCAGAAGCAACTCCAGAAATTGTGTCAATAGACCACTTTTGTTGCAGGTAATCATAACAAAGAATTCTCTGGGAGGTTACAAACATCGCCAGATTTTCGGTTTGGTAAATTGTCGAGTCTATAATTGCTTCGTTATTAAACTCCTCAACTCCAGCGCCAACATAGGAAACAGACAATCCCCCATCAATTAAGTAAATACCCTTAGACGATTTAAAGAAAATACCGGCCGGAGTAAGTAAGACAGATCTAGGCTCTATGCACCCAATGTCATCAGTTAAAAGCTCCGGCTCTGAGAATGTTGAGTCTTGTCCAAGCTCATTTGCACCATCGCCTGAAATCCAATAAATAGTATTCTGCCTAAAGATAATAAGCTTATCTCTAATACCTTGAACCGCTGTTATCTTATCGAAGTATGTTCCAGCTGATAATTGGTTAAGATAGAGAAGTTCAGAGAATGATGGAAGCTCTCCAGGAATAAACTTGTTAGAATAGTAGACCTCATCTCTTTGGTCTGCTGCCACAATAAAAACCCTGTTATTGTGAACACAAGCATGAAGCGCTGGAGGTGGTGCGCGATGTGGAGACACTCCTCCGATTGTGTAAACAAAAGGAGAGGCGGCCGGGATTGCTGAGTCGGCGTAAGTGTCAACAAGCTGAAGGTTTGATGATGATGGCCATAACCCACCAACATCAGGGACGATTGATTCAAGAATGAATCTTCTATTTGATCCGTTGGCGCTTGTTCGGTAAATTTTAACTTTTGCTCCGCTTATCTGTTGGCATACTCTTACAGTTATCGTAACAGACGAGGTTGAGCCTGTAGTGGTTACTGTTGCAATGTTGCTTTCAGCTGATCTCGTCACTCCTGCCGTTGAGTCGTAATTTTCAAAAACAGCGCTATAGGAATATGTGCCAGCTGCAATTGATCCACCAGTCCCAGAGGCTGCTAAAGATATTACAGGGGCAAAATGAAAACCAAGCGAGTTGCAAGAGAAGCCATCATAGAACTTAGCCGCTCCGCTAAAGTTAACCAAGGAGGTGCCGGCAGTTAAAACTTTACCATACAAGTCATTCGTGTTTTTAAAATTTAACGAAAAAATTTCGCAATTACCTGATAGAGTGACCTGAGTCGAACTTTCTCTGACTACCGGGCCTGCTCTTCTGATTGCGAAGAAAAACTCATCTCCAACATTTGAAACAGACGAAACTGCGTAGCGAGAAAGACCGTTGCTAAAATTTCTAGTTGTAATTGCTTGAGCATAAAGCCCTGTTGCCACTTGCCGAACCTGAAAATGCTCAATCTTGCAGACAGTAAGAGAGCCTGAGTAAACTCCATCAATGGTGTTTGCAGGGTCCGACCCAACACCTCCAATCATCGGGATAAAAACACCTTCACCAGCATATATCGGGCGAGATGCAATAATGTGCCACGACTCGTCGGCGAGCACTGTTATTGCTTGTGTTGATTTTAATACCAATAAGACCCTAGTTCTAATCTCAGACGCAGCGGTGTACGAGCAAGCAATAAAAAGATAATCACCGGATTCAGTTATTGCTATTCTGGCCGGATCATCGCTTCCGATAGGGCTAGCAAGTGTGTGTGTGGCTGTCCAATCAGTTGCGCCTGTCGCAACGTGAATCTGCCTAACTGTTAAATTGTTAGAGCCATCATAAAAGTTTGCTACCCACGCCTTAACGCCATCCGAAACAGCAATATCAGCATGGCCAGTACCGGCACCCAAAATTGACCCAGGATTAACAGCAGTTGTCGTACCGTTAAAATTTAAAACCCGAATAGAGTCGCTTGAATTTTGACCCAAGAAACAAATCATCTTGGATCGGTCAGTCGTTACAGCGGACGACACATTGTGCTGGTTGCCGGAAAAAGGAGTGTTCAACAAAACGTCGCCGAACATATTATAAACCCGAACAAATGCCGATCCCGTCGTGTAAACAACGCCAACCCTAACAAACGTCCCGTCAGTTAAAATTCTACATGTAATGCCGCGTTGAATCGCAGGTGTATTTGTCAACACCGGTATTTTCTTAACATTGTCCCCATCCATTATGTATAAAGTGCAGTCTGTCCCTGATGCGTACACGGCTATCTTGTATTGACCGTAAGCGTCGCAGTCAACAAGGTAACAATCTTCCTCTATTCCAAAGTCTGCGACCTTTTGAAGTTGCAATGGGGCTGCGCTTTGCCCAAGCTGCGTTCCTTTTGAGGCATCAACCTCTTTCCAATCACCCAAAAACTGATATGTCTTACCATACTCGGCATCACAAAAAAGCTGGTTGTTATCTGTGACAATTCTTCTTAAATTCAATTCTCCAGTACCTACACCAATCGGAGCATACCCATTGCGCTTTACATTGGCACCTGTCTTGAAAAAACGAACGTTTTCCTGCCGCTCAGAACCTTCAGTATTAACCAAAAACTTGTCAGTTTTGGTGTCGATTGACGGGTTTACCGGAATGTCTATGTTCTGTTTTTGTAGCATCAAAACACCCAAATCCTCGCAGTCGCCGCGGCACTTGCCCTCAAGACAAGATTTGTTTCAGGAGAGCTAGTTGATGATCTCCAGATGACTGCGTTTGTTCTTAAATCTAAAACAATAAACCCTACTATGTTACGGCCCAATTTGTGCTGGAAAACTTTATCAGAAGTCGGAATTGATACTAAATCAGTCTCAATGCCATTAGAAACTTCTGTTAAGAATCTTCCGCGAATAAAGTCAGCGTTCAAAAGCGAAAACTGATCCTTAATGTATCCCTGAATTTTATTAAGATCCGGGTTGTCTGTGTAGAGTTTTTTTAACTCAGGAAGTGCCATCAGCGCCCCCAGCGGTTAAGATCGCGCCTTCTTGAATTATCATAAATGCGAGACGGCTCGGAGGTGTCACGATTATCAATCATCGCTTCCATGCGCTGATCTAGTTTAATAAGCTCCTGATCTAGTTGTGATGTGTCAGACTCTTCTTTGACTAGCGCTTTTCTTGCAGCGTACACAATGACATAAGACTCCCAACCGTTATAACCCTGAAGCGTATCAGAGTTTGCTGCAAGCTCTTGCGGAATAGGGACGTAAGTCAGTCGAACAACTCTTCCACCCAAAAGGTTTTGTGGCGTGAAAACAATCTGGTTGGCCCTTAGCCGATAGCGAATGTCTGGAATGTAGTAGTTAATTGGCGATGCCCCAAAATTTCTTTCTGAGACCTCAAAGCGACGCATCTTGTAGTAATAGCCGTCATCACCTTTCACTTCGACATAAAGAATCTTATAGAAATCAGCCGGAAGAGCGTAGGCTTCAGTGTTGCTAACAAGCGTTATCAAAGTGTCAGCAGCAAAGTAATCTTCTCCAACCTTCGAGATCATTTTGTCACGAAGGTCAGC